AATAATAGACCAACAAAAACAATATAATAAATCTGAGATGGATCACATATGCTGTGTATTCGATGATTGTATCGGGGACTCATCAATGAAGAAAAACTCACTCTTAACCTCGTTTATAACTAAGAGCCGTCATTACAACTGTGATATTATTTTATCACTTCAGCACTTTAAATCTCTGCCTAAAATCAGTAGATCTAATTTAACGGATGTTTTAATAGGCTTTCCTATACCAAATAAAAAGATGTTGGCAGAAATGGCTGAGGAGTTCGGCGATAATTTTGAAAACGGACAAGATGATTTTTATAAATATTATAATTTAGCAACAGAAAGAAAAAGATATAATTACATGAATATTAAAATGCGAGAAAATCCTGTACAAGTATTCGCCACTTTTGAAAAACAAGTAAAATTATAAAAAAAGTTTAGATAAAAAAAATATATTATTATTTAATAAAATGTCATATGCTGATTTAGTAAGTTCTCAGAATGAATTACTTAATAATTTATCTTCTGAAAATGTAAATGTTGAAGCTGGAAATATTCGAGCAGGTCAAGAATTTGATAAAAAGAAACAAGATTTTACAGATGCTATTACTAAACTACAAGATAAAGAAACAGGAGAAATTGGAAAAACTGAAATTATGGAAGGAATACCTATTAACGTTGAAGATATAGGCGGAGTTTTAGGACTTAAAGCATCATCTAACCTTTATAAAAATGCTAAACAACTTGCAAAAACAGGATTAAAAGAAGCCCCTGAACTAACTGGACAAGTTGGAACTTTAAGCGGTGAATTAAAAAATGCCACCGCATACGCAAAAGCAGGAGCTAAAGAACTTTTTAAACCGCCTATAATGAAAAAAGCACCTGAACCAAAACCAAAAACGCAAGGAGAAGCAAATACTGAAGGAACAGAAACAGAAGCTGGAAACACTGAACAAGAAACCCCTAATGAAGAAGCCCCTCCTGATACAACAGGAGCAACAGAAGAAGCAACTCAAACGGCACGAGAAACCGCAGGAGCAACAGAAGGAGGCGTTCAGGCAGGAGAAAGTGCAGGGGAAGATTTACTTAAAAATGGATTAAAAGAAGGAGAATCTACAATGGCTTCAACTGCTGGGGATATTATAGGAAAAGCAGGAGCAGGATTATCCATAGCCTCAGGTTTAGAATTAGCAGGTAAAGATTTAACAGGATTAGCTCAGGGTAAAGGTTGGGGAGCATTAGGAGATAATACGAGCGAAAGAGTAGGAAATATTCTTTCATTAGCTGGTGATGTTACCTCAGTAGTTCCTGGTGGAGAAATTGTAGGCGGTTTATTAGATTTAGCAGGTGGTGCTTTTGATTATTTTGGTGAGAAATCAGAAAATGATAAAATTAACGACCAAATAAGCCAAAAACAAAGACAGCAAAAAAATCTACATCAAGCACCTCCTCAGGCTAATGTTATTCATCCTTCATTATCTACATTAGGAATTGTTAGTAATGTGTCACACCCTGTGGCTCAAATGATCGCTGGAAGCGGATCATTTTAGATAAAAATCTTTTTGAAGTTTTTGATTAAACTTTTTCCTAAAAAGTTTTTATAAAATAAAATTCTTTAAAAATAATATATTATTATTTAATAAATAATGTCAAATCTATTCACTTCAAAACCAAAAATTAAAGTAGGACAGAAGAGTAAATCCTTTGTAAGTCAAAACGGTCTTGAATATACCTCAGGGCAGAAAATCGTCGTTGAAATTGATGATTCTGTGCAGTTTTTCGACCCTCAACAGTCATATTTAAAATTTGATTTAGAACTAAAAACTAATGACCCAACTTATGATTATTTATGTCAATTAGACCCTCTAATAGGTGCTTCTGTTCTATTAGAAGATGTTAGATGTTATAATCGTTCAGGAGTTCTTCTAGAAGAATATCCTAATTATTACACTTGGGCTAATGTCCATACTCTATATTCAGAAACTGATACACGTATTAATAAAGATGGATTAACTGAAGGTGTTGTTGCTTACAATCCAGACCAGAGAAGCTGGACAGGAAATGATGAAAACCGTTTTACTAATACGCAATTTAACCCATATTTTAGAAAATCGGCTACTGGAACGGCAACATATAATAAAGTTCGTATATGCCTCAAACTTAAAACAGGGCTTATGAGTTCTAAAACTATAATTCCTAATGCTCTTCTAGGGGGTATGCGTTGGGAATTTATCCTCTCACCTGATCGTAGAGTTTTTAAACTTTTTAGAAATTCTATTACTACAGATTATGTTCCTAAATTATCTCATGTAAATACTGGGCTTAAATATAGTGGTTACCCTACGGCTTCTTCTCCTGCTACTGCAATTTATCTCTCGTGGGCTAATAATCAAATGATAGATGCTTCTAGAGTTCCTTTTTGTGTAGGAGAACGTATCCAAATAACAGGATTAACTGGAAAAACTACAATCTCCGCAATTGGTGTTGAAGATGTAGGAGGCGAACAATTCATTAAATTAACTGTTGCTAGTTATGCCAACGCAGACGGAAATCTCGATAGTGGTGCAACAATTAAATCTACTTCTTATGATGACAACACTCAGAAACCTTCTTATTTAGTTTCTAATGTTGAAATGATTGTAGAAGAGATTGAAACAACTCCTGCTTATCAGAACGCAATGATGAAGGCTCTCAAAGAAAACGGAAAAGTTGCCTATAATTGCTTATGTGCGCAGAATTATCGTCATTCAATCCAAGCCTCAGATAAAAATGCTACAGTTCATTTTAATCTTAATAATAGTATGGCTAAGGCAATTTTTGCTGTTCCTGTAACCGACCAATCGGCAGATATCGATACTAACATTAAACAATTTGGACTAAGAAATGGTATTAGTGGAAATTGGGATCATCTTGATAATTATCAATGGACTTATGATTCAAAACTACAACCTGACCGCCCTGTAGAAACTGCAAAAACATCTGACCAAGTAAATAAAATATTTAATGGTCAATATTTAATTGAATTAGAAAAGGCTCTAATTATGGGAGGAGTTCCTAGTAATTCATTTGAACATATTAAAGATAATTGTATTATTCCTCGTGCTTTAGCATTAGAAGGGCAGATTTACGACACGAGAGGCAAAGACTTCCAACTGAACGTAAATTATGGTGATTCTGCAAGTAAAGCCAAGCTAATCAATGCGTGGGTGGTTCATGTAAGACGTTTCGAAATTACAACCTCAGGCGTTAATGTAATCTTTTAAACTTTTTAGAAAAAAGTTTTATCAAAAATGTTTTTGTCTAAACTTTTTCTTAAAAAGTTTATAAAATAAAATTCTTTAAAAATAATATATTATTATTTAATAAATAATGTCTCAATATTTTAATCTACTTCCTTCAAACCAACCATCTAATAATGTCATTAAATTCGAAGGTGTGCCATTAATTAACTTTACATTTGCTCAAAATCCAAATGCTACAGTTCAAGGCTCATCTATTCGCCTTAACGGCAAATTAAAATGTAAAGCTTCAAATGGTGGAGTTATTGCCGATGGAACTGCTAATTTAGATGAACGTCTAGGTGTTTATTCTCTTCTAGATAGACTCTCGGTCTCACTTTTATCAAATTCTCAAATTATAGAAGAAATTAAATTTTACAATTCGTTCCTTAGTTCTTATCTATCCGTTACTAGTTCAGAACAACAGATTTTAACCTCTGACAATGTTCAGCGTGGTTCTGTAATGTCTCAGGGTCAGGGTTCTGACATTGTAGTTAATGGAACTGGTGCAGGACAATCTGAAATGTTCTTCAGCCTTCAGCTTCCATGTGGCTTATTTTTAGGACAAAATCCGATACCGCTAATTCACGGTTTGGTAATATCCTTAAATTTATGCCCACCAAGTCAGGCATTCCGTGCTGATTCAGGAACTGCTCCATATTATGAACTTTCTGACGTTCATCTATCAGGACGTATGATGACAGGAATTCAGAATGTCCCTCGTACATTAGTATATAATTCTATTCAAAGTTATTATTCGGTAATTAATAGTGCTTTTGCTACTCTTAATTTTAACCTAGGGACTTCTCAGACTCTTGGTGCGTGGGTTGTATTCCGTCCATCAGAAAATACTAATAACTATCAGAAATCAGGAACTCGCAATCTTCCTATTATGAATAGTTCTACAGCCCCTGCCGTAATTAAAGATCTTCAATTTTTACAGAATGGAGTTAAAATTCAGTTACAATATCCTATTGAGGATGATGTAGCAGAAGACCAAACCCTATTTAATAGTCAAATTACTAGAAACTTTATTAGTGCTATTCGTAATTTTGCCTCTCTTGGAAATAGTGGCGTAAGTCCCATTAATACCAACCTTGAACAGTCCTTCGCTGACGAACATGATAAAGTAAAAGGTGATTTTGTGTATGGTGTAGGCTTAAGAATGGATTATTATTCTGACCAAGGTGTAAATATGGTAGGAGGTAATTTTACAGTTCAATTTACAAGCACCCTACAGGAAGACTTCCCCAATAGTGCCTATATGTTCGTACATACTAGAAACACTCTCAATTTTGACGATGTAGGCGTCCAAGTTTTGAACTAGTTAATTCTTTTTGATTAAACTTTTTTCTAAAAAGTTTTTTTCCTAAAAAGTTTTTATAAAATAAAATTCTTTAAAAATAATATATTATTATTTAATAAATAATGTCTCAACCAAATAATATGAACAATGAAATAAAGGCACTTAATCCTCTAGTGAGTGATCCTAAAAGATGCACCGCTCCTGAAGTGCCTGACCTCTTAAAACCAAATTGTAAAAGCTTTCAAGAATCCCAAAATGTAGATACTTCCATTTTAGACCCTGTTGTTGTTAGAAGTGATTATATCCGTTTTGTTCTAGATAAAAAAGGCATTCTTCATTCTAACTCTAAAATCTCTCTTAGAATGAAATTAGAAGGTGATTCTCATAAAGCATTTTTTCCAATATCTACAGGAGTAAATGCAATCTGCAAAAAATGCGTACTCCGCGCAGGTTCTGCTATTTTGGACTCTACCGACCAATACAATGTGCTAAGTGCTTACGAAAATTTAATGCTTCCTAATGATACAGTTCTTAGAAAAGAAGCTATTAAATCAGGAATGGTTGGAGCTTATAAATCCACCAAAGTCCCAAATATGAACGGCTCAGGTGTTCCTGATGGAACTGAAAGACCCTCAGAAACTGGCTTACATATTGGGCGTGATTTTGATTTAACTTTAGCAAATACTGGTACTTCTACACGTGCTGACGATAAATGCCCTGTTTCTCTTCACGATTATCAGGATTTAAGAAAAAATTCGGAATATGTGCTTGAATTATCCACTCTATTTAAGAGTCTGCGATTCACGCAACTTCCGCTTTACATGATTGAACAGCCTGTAATTATTGAATTGTTCCTAGAAGATTCTAATGTTAATCGTTTATGTGTTCCAAAAGGCCAAGTAACAACTCCGACATTCGTGCTAGATACTGACTCGCCGAAACTCATCGCCGATTATATTTATTATTCGGCAGATACAATGAATAATTTTGCTGAAAAGAACCCATTAATGACTCTTCCATTTTTTGAAAATCAATTAATTAAAACTAATGTAAATTATGACACTCAGAATAATCTCGTTCGCAATCTCGGCGGTGCAGGTAAGGCTGTAAATATGGTTAAAATCTGTCATACTGATTTAAATACTGATTTAACTAATAGTTTAATTAATCGTTATAAATCAGAACTCGGAGCAACTAGTGGAGATAAAATTAGCTATAACTTAAAAGTTAATGATGAATTCCTTTTCCCTGTTGATATTAAGAACCCTGTTGAACAATATGTAAATACAATATCCGCCGAAGGAATGCCTCTTAATCTAACTGCTAGAGAATATGACGCAACCCTCGGAAATGAATTTACTGATCACGAAATTTTAGAACTTCATAGTGCAGATGATGAACTCGAGGGAGTTCAGAGATGGATGACTATTTACAACTTAGGCGGACAGAGAATTAATAATAGAGGTATTGAATTACATATGACCGTTACAGATACAGGCGACGAAGACCTTAACCAGTTAGTATGGCTACAGATGAGCAAGACCTTAGTCTTAGCAAATGGACGTTTTACTGAGGTTTATAATTAAAAAAAACTTTTTAAAAACTTTAATCAAAAAATATCTTTTTTAAAATTATATCTTTTAAAAATATTATATAATATTATATAAAATGGCAAATGAACAACCTGATTATATTTTTATAGAGTGTGCCTGTGATCATTCTTTTGAAAAAAACGAAAGTAATAATAGATGGATTAATAGAATTGACGGAGGAGTAACAATTCCTGAGAATGCTTTGTTATCTGTCCAATACGCAGGGTTAAACGTTCTAGGTAGTGGAGGCGATGTTATAGAATTTAAAAATGAAAAAATCGGAGAATCAGAAATATATAAATATAATGAAGATACTGAAATTTATGATAAAGTAAAATATGATGTTTTTGACAATAAAGTAAATATTTTTCTTGAGTTCTACAAAAATCAAGATGGATTATATAATTATACTTTACCATTTCCTCATTATAAATTTTCCCCTGAAACATATAAAGATAATTATACCGCTTATGGTAATAATAAAGATACTCTAAATGAAGAAAAACAACACGGTATAACTGAATCTACATATAATTCAATATATAATTATGCTTTTCCAATTGATAATAAAAGATATACAATATTAAAAAGAAATCCAAACTCTAAATATTCAGGCAGTTATTCAGGGAGACAATATGAAGGTATTTTTTTTCCTCGTGATATGGCAAATTATGAATATTCAATATATCATAATGAAGTAGAAATAGAAATTGATAAAGGTTTTATATCTCCTTCTTCTATTGCTCAACAAATAAGCCAACAATTAGATAAACATACAGAACCAAAAAGAAAAACGATGAGATGCTGGATAGAAAAAACAGATTACACTACTGACTGGGATGATGATTATCAAGATATAGACGGCGGACTAACAACTGAAACAGAAACATTTAAATTATTTGATTGTGCTACAAGAAGGACTTTTTATCAAAAAGCATCTGAAAATTTTAATGAAGCAATTAATTATAATGATAATTCAGAAGTTTTACAATATCAGAAAAATTTTGAATATATAGGATGTTATAATCCATCAATATTTTTAACAGGAAGAAGTATTCTAAAAGATTTAACTTATGACGCTAAACAGAAAAATTACGCTATTTTAAATCAGGTAAGTTGTGCTGATGAAACAGAAGAAGGAACAGTAATAAGAGCATTATATACAAATATTCCATATGATGACGACATTTTAAAACAGTTTCATTATCTTTTTCAATATCAAGCAAAAGATTCCGAAATGTATGAAAATAAACCTGCTAAATTTACCAATTCAACCCCTGAAAATTCTCGTTTTATACATGCGGATTGTATTCCTGCTACAACATTTACAAGTTTAGCAAATTATAAATTAACGAGATTCGGCACTGATTATTCAGAAAATAGCGCAGGAAGAGCAAATTTTACAAATCCATTATATTTAACTTATAATTCATTATTTGAAAACTTCCAAGAAGATGGTGCTTATGGCTGTTTTTTTCCTTGGATATCAGGAACAGATAATAAATATT